GGCGATGCCGTCCGCTCTGTCATCAAGGCCTACCACGGTAGTGGCGCCGACTTCAAGAAATTTGATTCCGGCAAAATCGGCACCGGCGAGGGGAATCAGTCCTATGGCTATGGGCTGTACTTTGCAGGCCATGAGCCTGTGGCCAAGCGATACAGGGACATGCTTGCCCAAGAGACGCCGTACTCAAGCCCAGAAGAAGCTGCCGCCGAGTATCTGGCGATCAACGGCGGTGACACTCACAGCGCCCTGCAGGTTTTGACTGACCACGCGCGCGATCCTGTTTCGTATGGGTACGGGACACCTGCAGAGCAAGCCATCATTCGGGAAGCGCGGGCGCTCTTGAGGTCTGGCGCGGAGATTGTTCCGCAGGAGCGCATGGGACACATGTACGAGGTGGAGATCGCGCATCCCGAAAGCAACCTGCTGGATTGGGACGCGCCGCTTGCTGGGCAACGAGCGGGGGGGCTGGATGTCATTGAGCGAGCGGCTGTCGGGCTAGACAAGAGCAGCAGGGATGACCTGCTGTCCCTGCCGCGATGGGGCGACAAAATGCCCGGCGGGGCACTGTACCGCAGTCTCGCTGACTCCTACAAGCAACAGCTGCAAGGCCCTCTTGGGGTTGCTCGCGATGCGCCCGCCATGGCATCTCGCGCCTTGCTTGAGGCGGGCGTTCCAGGCGTTCGCTATTTTGACGGCCTTTCTCGTCGCGCGAGCCAGGGCACCCGCAACTACGTGATGTTCCCAGGCACCGAAGACTCCATCCGAATCCTCCGCAAGTACGCCATCCCTGGTGCTGTGGGTACGGGCGTGGCATCGCAGTACGGAGAAGAGTAGCGGGCACTTGTACCCATGAAACACTACATCCACGTTAACCAGCACGTAATAAAGCAGAATCACAAGACTGGCGCCCGCGACCCCGTCCTTACAGTCAAGACCTACAAGTCCAACGAGTACGGCCATGAGGTGCGGATCGATGGCCCCTGCGTGATTCGATACTCCCCAGACTCGCCATTGTCTTGCGGCGCCCGGGTGTGGGTAGAGACTGAATCGCCGGTTGAAGTGCGGTAACGAATCCTCTGACCTTGCGCATAAGCACCGAGGTTTCGTAACACCCCGGAACAAAAACCGCTAGTCCAGTGCATTGGTTTCTTAGGCCCCCTCTCCCCCGAGGCTTAAGCAATCAATGTCAGAAGAAGTTCTCAACGACGCGCCAGTAGCAGAAGCCCCCGAGGCAGCGCCGTCCACTCAAGGCTACTCCGAGCCTGCCGCCCCCGATGCGTCCGGCGGCTTCGATTCGCCGTTCTCTGCCTTCAAGCATCTCCCCGAATTCCAGGGGCAGGATGATCTGGCTATCGCCCAGAACCTGTACAAGGCATTCAACGGCTACCAGACCGCCACCCAGCAGCTTCAGCAGTATCAGTCGATTGTTCCCGCCGGCATGGACTACCTTCGCAACCAGAAGGAGTTTGAGGCGTGGAGGCGTTCGCAGGCGGAAGCTGCAAAGCCCAAGCCGGCCGAGACGCCGAAGTGGTGGAACCCGCCCGCCATCAAGGACACCTACAAGTCCTTCATCGTCCGCGACCCCAATACGGGCAAGGAGGTCATTGACCCCTCCGCTCCGTACGAGGCCCAGCAGGCTCTCCGCGAGTATCAGGCGTACACGGCCGACTTCGCCCGCAAGTTCGTCACTGATCCCGAGAACACGCTCAAGCCCTTCGTTGAGCAGGTGGCGATGCAGAAGGCCCAGGAGCTGGTGCAGCAGCAGCTCAACCAGTATCAGGCCACCAACTACGTTTCGGACCTTGAGCGACAGAACGCGGACTGGCTGTACGACGGCAACGGACAAATCTCCCGCGAGGGGCAGGCGATCCAGGCGTACATCCAGCAGGCTTCCGAGATCGGGATTACCTCGCCCGAGGCCCGCTGGAAGTACGCCACCGGCATGCTGCAGCGCGATCTTCTGAACATGCGCTACCAGCAGATGCAGGCTCAGGGCTTCAACGGCCCGGCCATGCCACAGCAGCCCCCGCAGCCGCAGGCTGACCCGGTGGCCCAACAGAACATGCAGTTCCTCCGGGAACGTGCGACCCGTACCCCGAATCGCAGTGCAGGAACCACAGAGCCGCGGGCACCTCGCCAGCGGATGAGTTTTGAAGAACGCCTTCGCGGCCAACTCGTTAACGATGGAGTGATCTGATGAGCAGTTCGACTGACTGGGCACGCAGTATTGCAACGACGATTGTCAATCACCTTCGGGAAGAAGAGATTGCGTCGTTGCGGAAGTACAAGGTGTTCGCCGCCCTTGAGGGGTCTGGCAACATCCGCACTAACATGTCGGGCAGGGGTTTCGACTGGGAAATTCAGTACAGAAATCACACTCCGAGCGGCAATAACGGAGAAACTCCGCGAGTGTTCGCACGCCAGAACCTCTGGAAGCGAGCCGAGCTGGAGTACCGTGGCGCGCAAGTGACAGACGCGATTTACAAGAAGGAGATGCTGGAGAACCGCTCCGCTCAGGCTCTTGTAAACGTCGCCGGTAAGATGGCCAGCCGTCTCCTGACGAGCATGGAGCAGTACCTCGCGCGTGAGTGGCTGCAGGATGGTTACGCCGCTGGCAACGAGCTTCGGTTCCACGGCGTTGAGTCGTTCCTCAACGCGACCCAGACGATCCAGGTTGATTCGGGCACTTCGGTGACCGCCCGCACTGCCAATGCCGCCGACCCGTTCTACTACCCCAACGACTCCTACGCCGGTCTTTCGACTGTGCTGGGTGCGTACGGTGGTTCGCAGCGTGCCGGCAACTGGCCCAACGGTTACGCCGATCCTGAGTTCGATTTTTTCAGCCCGGTCATTGTGAACGCAGCGTCATCGTACTTCGGTTCGACTACGTGGCGTGACAACTGCGTCAAGGCAATCCGCGAGGGTCTTCACCAGACCCGTCGCAACGACACCAAGGAAGATCAGATCGACATGGTCCTGCTTGATCGTCGCCTCTACATCGACATGCTGAACACGCTGGATGCCAAGGAGCGGGTGATCGTCAGCCGCACCAACGGCCTCCGCAGCTACGGCTTCACGGATGTGTTTGAGCTGGATGGCGTCGAAATTTCGCAGGAGAATTCGATTGGCTCGGTGGCCTCCACCGCCAACTCGGGTTACGGCCTGTGCATCGGCAACATGGAGCTGCTGTGCATGGAAGGACAGCTGATGTCCAGCGAGGGTCCGTTTTATGACGAGATCACGCAACAGTACCGCTTTGTGGTGTCAACGCTCGGCAACCTCAAGTTCAAGTCGCCGCGTAACTTCTTCAAGATCATCGCCTCCTGAGAAAGGAATAGATAGCTATGGGTCTGCAGGTTGATCCTCCATTCGGTCTTGGTCAGACTTGGTTCTCGCTCGGCCCGTCCGAGACGCTCAAGAACGACAGCTACCACGGCCTTCAGTCTGCCGCCTCGTACGGCGACAACTTTCTTGGCGTTGTGAAGGAGTTCACGGATGTGAATCCGATCAACGGTCAGGTTCGCACCAACCGCCGCAAGGTGTGCGTTGCCGTGAAGAACACGTCTACGGTCGCCCTGCTGCCGAAGCGTTTGGTGGCGTTCAACACCGCCGCTGGCAAGGTCTTCACGGAAGTCAACGGCTACTCGGCCGTGACCAACGAGGAGCGAGTTGGCGTGGTGGATGAGTGGCTGCCGGCGTCGGGCGTGGCGGTGAACGACATCTTCTGGGTGACCGTCAACGGCCCCACGGAAGTTGTTGCTGCTCTTTCCGGAACGGCCATCGCTGCCGGCAACCGCTTGGCTGCCATCACGGCAGCGGCGACCACCAGCACCACGGCGGGCCGGGCTACGCCCAGCGCGCTGGCTGGCGTGACCGGCATCGACAACACCGGCCGCGGCGTCATCGGCTATGCCATCTCGGCCGGCACCACGGCTGACGGCTCGTCGGTCCTGGCGTTGATCACCACTCCAATCGCGTGAGGTACTGATGAGCAGAAATCAGCTGATCATCGGGCTGGCCAACCAGCAGCTTGCCAACACCATCTGGGACGAACTGCAGCATCTGACGGGCGCTACAAACGCCCTGACGATTGCGGCCACCAACACCAATGTTGGCGTCTCTGGCGGGACTGTTGGGTTCTTCGGTGCTACCGGCTCCACGCGAGCCACAAGCGCCGCCGTGACTGACTACGCCAGCCTCAAGGTTGCTCTTCAGAACTACGGCCTGATTGGAACGTGAGCATTGCCCTTACGGGCTTTCGGGGGACAGCCGGTGCAGGCGCAAGCCGGCCGGCTGTTTTCTTTTAAATGGACGAACTACTTTTTCTTATGAGCGATTCAGCCGTCCAGAACCTGGACTTCTTGCGTCAACTCATTGCCGAGGCTCGGCAAGAGAACCCATACGCGGACATGGCCAAGCTGCGCATGCTGCAGGGGTCGGGCATGGGAACTGATTCCGCCAAGCAGGAGGATGTCTGATGCGAACCCCCTTTGGCCCACAGCCATCTGCCGCCAATAATCAGCGAAACGATTCGCAGTGGGGCGCTGGCAACTGGGCTTATTCCAGAAGCCCATCCACCAGCCCGCCGGCCCCCGCGGCAGTCCCAAGCCGTCCCGCGCCCGGCCAGGCGAACCCCATCGCCCCCAAGTCGCAGGGGACGCCGTATCAGGCGTACGCCCCGCAGGCTGCCCCGCGGCAGACGGCTACCGGCAACCCGCAAGGCGCCTACGCTGCGGCGACTGCAAACCAGCGTCCGCCAGACTTTCAGATGGGTGTCGCCCAGACCCCGTGGGGGCAAAGCATGGACCCGTTCGTTGAACGGAATGCTTTTATTAACCAGATCAACCAGCAGCGGATGCAGAACCAGCTGGCCTTCAATACTGGTGGCGCTACCAACCCTGCGGCAGGCCTAACCCCGGGAATCGACTACCAGAAGGCCATGCAGCAGGCGGGCCTTGGTAATGGCGCCCCCTCCATGTCGCCCAACTATGGCGACAGCATGATCAGCCGGCTGAACCAATCGTTTGGCGGTCAGGGCAACCCGTTCGCTTTTGCGCCGCAGTCTGCCCCGCAGTTTGCTGGCATGTACGCCGCCGGAACCGATCTCACAAAGCTGCCGTTCACTGACACCATGCAGCCGAACCCTGCGTACCGACCGCCAGTAACCCCATACCAACAGCCTGCCGACCCTTACGCCTCAACCACCTACGCCTATCCTGGTGGCACTTGGGGGCATTCGCCGCAACAGGGCCAGCCGACGCCATCGCAAGGAACCCAGTCCGGCTCCCGATTGAGCGAGTGGGCCGCAGCCGGAAAGCCCGGAAATCCGGAAATTCAACTGATGCAGATCGGGAAATCAAGGATCGACGGCACGGGCTTCGGGTCCATCTCTGAGGCGGCGGCATACGACAGGTGGCTTGAGTCTCAAGGCGTGGCGTCGGGCAACGAACTACCGGGGCGCTATCCCGAAAAGGCGATTGCTGGCGGCAACCTTACAATCGCTCCGCAGTTCCGCCAGCCGACATCGCCCGGGTGGATTCCGGAAACCCCGGACATGATGCGCAACCGCCAGTCGCCCGGCCAGCCGCAGCCGCCTGCGTATACCCCTCCCCCTGACGGCACCATCCGAATCGACCCAGCCTCTGGCAAGATGGTTGCGTACAAGGACGGCCAGTGGACATGGCAGCCAAATCCCATCAGCGGCCCACAGCCCTATGACACTTCGCGGTTTGGTGACGGCACGCCGCCTGGGCCGGGCGCCACACTGCCGAAAGCTGGGCAAGCGCAGCCTATTCAGCCGCCGTCGCAGGGAACACCGTACGGGCAACCTGCCGATCCGTACGCTGTCAATGACCTAAAGTCTCTGCCGTTCTATAAGTCGCTGCGGGTGGGCGATAAGGTTCGCAGGCGAGAGAGCGGACAGTATGACGTTTACGACTCCTCTGGGGTCGCAGTTGAGACATACAACCCCGGCCGCACGGAACCGTCCGTAAGCATGAAGCGGGCGCGGGAGCCGCTGTTCCTGCACCAGAACGAAGGGATGACCAGCCAGCAGCTTGGCGACATTCAGTCGCAGCGGGAAAAGGACGCAAAGCAGAAGGCTGCCGGCGATGCGTGGATAAAGGGCGCTCCGGCGCGACTGGAGAAGGAGCGAGAAGCGATGCGCAATTCACCGACTGGGAAGCAGGCCCAGGCGAGAATAGACCAGATGCAGGCCGAGGTTGCCAACTTGGAGAGGAATTTAAGCAAGGGCAGCCTGGGAGACAAGAACGCGAAGCTCAAGAGGATTCGCGAACTCAAGGGGCAAATCTCCAACACCGCAGCGAACTTCCTTTAACGCTTGACTGACTCTTAGTTGACTGTACACTTATACACCAACCCCCGAGGTGTTTTATGCAGCAAAAGTTCAACGTAGGTATCTGCACTTTCTCTTACGGCGGCAACGGAGGCATCTCCTCTGAGGTTCCTGACATCCGAGAGTGGATGGTTCCCCTCGTTACCAATGCTTCTCAGGACGAGCGGGTCGGCACCATCCGCGTCTGGAACCTAGCCGACACGCCGATTACCATGACCCGCAATCGGGCCGTCCTCATGGCCCGGCAGAACGACGTTGACGTTCTGGTGATGGTGGATTCGGACATGAAGCCCGACATCTTGATCGGCCAAGACGATTCGGCCAAGCCGTTCTTTACCTCGTCCTTCGATTTCTTGGTGGATCACTACGCCAAGGGTCCATGCGTTATCGGCGCCCCTTACTGCGGGCCTCCGCCAGTGGAGTGCGTCTATGTGTTCCGGTGGCAGCACATGCAGTCCGAGAATCCCAATCCGGACTTCCAGCTGGAGATGTACGACCGGCACACCGCCGTGAAGCTGGCCGGCATCCAAGAGTGTGCCGCGCTCCCGACCGGCCTGATCATGTACGACATGCGGGCGTTTGAACTTACCGAACCCAAGACGCCCGAAGACAAGCCGTGGTTCTATTACGAGTGGAAGGACATGTTCTGCGCCGAGAAGGCCTCCACTGAAGATGTGACGCAGACCCGCGACCTCTCCCTCGTTGGAACACAGAAGCTGGGCTACAACCCGGTCTACTGCAACTGGGACGCTTGGGCTGGTCACTGGAAGCCCAAGTGTGTTGGCAAGCCACAATTCATCGACGCCAGCCAAGTGGCCCAGAAGATGCGGCAGTCCTTTGAGGCCAACGTGGACTCGTCGGTCAAGCTCGTTGACCTCAAGGCTCCCCAGGACATCCTGAGACGCCTGCCGGCAAGTGTCTGACTACAAGGCTTGCGTAGAGTGCGGGACTTCTTATCCCGCCACCACGGCGAACTTCCACAAGTCCAAGGACGGTCTTCACTCCCGGTGCCGCAAGTGCCGGAACAAGCAGGGCAGATCGTCTCGCCAGAAGAAGCAGAACAAGAAGCTGGCCGAGATTGAGAAGGGGGCCGTGGACCTCTTCGTCTCATCGGCACGGATTGGCGGGGCAAACATCCCCCACTCGTCCGAGCTGCTGGAAGTCCTCATGGAGTACTTCGGCGGCGTGCGTGGGTTTGCCAACGCATTTCTCAAGCAGTACTTCGACGCGCCTGTCGGAGGAGCGTTTCGCACCAAAATGCTGGATTCGGTTGTGCGGCTTGTGACGGGCAACACTGCCATGGGGGGGGCTAAGAAGCCACTAGAGCTTATGAGCGAGGAAGAGCTTGAGGCAGAACTCAGGCGTCAGGTGCTGGAGGCCGCAATGACCATTCAGAGGGTTGAGGTTGTCGATGCGGCGCCCGCACTTCTGCCGACGCCGGCCGCAGAGCCAACCGCTTCCCAGCAAGAGCAGTGAGATTTTGATGCGACAATCAGCTAAAGAAAGACTTGCGAGTAAGGTTGCCGTCCGCAGCAGCGGATGCTGGGAATGGACAGCGGCCCGCTTTGACACCGGCTACGGCGCGATCAGCTACAAGGGCAAGACGCGATACGCTCACCGCGTGTCGTATTCAGAGTTTGTTGGCGCCATACCCAATGGCATGCTTGTCTGCCACCACTGCGACAATCCGGCCTGCGTCAATCCGCAGCACCTATTCTTGGGAACTTCAGCCGACAATATGTCGGACAAGGTGGCCAAGGGCAGATCCGTGCGGGGCGAAAAAAGCAGCAACTCCAAGCTAACTGAGCTGGAGGCCAGGCTGATCAAGAAGTTCCTAAAGAGGAATCCTCCGATGAGAGGGCAGCGCGGTGGCCCATGCGGATTTCTGGCGAGATGGTTCGGCGTCACCCAGACCGCCATCTCGCTGATCCATGCCGGCAAGAACTGGGGATGGGTTGAGTTACATCCAGAAGGTAGAGGTGGTTGATGCAGTGCCAGGATTGCCGTTGGTGGTTCCAGACGATCCCGGAACACCAGCAACTGAACATCGGGCTGTGCAAGAGGTTCCCCCCAGCGTGGGCTGACCAAAGTACTTGCGCATTCCCCGTGATTGAATCCCATAACGTCTGCGGTGAATGGAGTGCGAAAGCACCCGAAGATACCTCCTCCGCCGACGCCTGACGGTCCCATCGGCGGGCTAACGCAACACGCTCTTTCGCAGATGAAGGACGTTCAAGCCGAACTGGCTGAACGTCGCCTTGAGGCTCTTCGTCTGTGGGTGCCCATGCCAAAGCAGGAAGAGTTTCACGCCTGCACTGCGAGCGAGCGATTGGTAATCGGAGGAAACCGCAGCGGAAAATCGGCGTGTACGTTCATCGAAGACGCTCGCGCCGCCACCGGGCAGGACCCATACGGCAAGTATCCCAAGGAAGGCGGGAACTTGGTGATCATCGGCAAGGGGTGGACCCACATTGGCATGGTGGTCTACCCAATGCTGTTCAAGGCCGGGGCATTTCGGATCATCCGAGACGAGGTCACCGGCAAGTGGCGAGCGTTCAACCCCAACACCGATGAGGCGCGGAAGAAAGAATCCAAGCCCGCGCCGCCGCTCATTCCCCCGAGAATGATCAAGGACATGTCTTGGGTCCAGAAGAACGCCGGCTACCTCAACAAGGCTGAGTTAACCAACGGATGGACCATCTACTGCTTCTCCTCTGAGGGCGAACCGCCCCAAGGTTTTCAAGCCGATTTGGTCCACATCGACGAGGATATTTCTTCGGAGCGGTGGGTCGGTGAGATGCAGGCCCGGCTGTCGGATCGCAAGGGGCGCTTCGTCTGGTCGGCCATGCCGTGGTCCAAGAATGACGCTCTCCTTGGGCTGTGCGACCGAGCCGACAAGGCGGAGGAGGATGGCGTCAAAGACCCGATCATCAGGAAATTCGTCCTGCGCTTTTTGGACAACGCGCATATCGACTCGGACGAGAAGAAGAAGAACATCGAACGCTGGTCGGCTCTCGGCATGGACGAACTCCGCATGCGTGCCGAGGGCGAGTTCACCACTGAATCCACGCTCATGTATCCGACCTTCAATGCGTCGGTCCACATGCTGTCGCGGTCGGAACTCCCCGATGGGCAAATCCCCGCAGACTGGACCCGGTATGTGGGGATCGATCCTGGCCATGCGGTGATGGCGACGTTGTTCCTTGCCGTCCCTCCGGACGAGAGGTTCTGGCTTATCTATGACGAGCTGTACATCCGCAACTGCAACGCGCTGATCTGGGGCGAGCAGTTCTGTTCCAAGGCCATTGAGCAGAACATCTACACCGGGATCATGGATATGCACGGCGGTGCGTTGCGTGACCTTGGCTCAGGCAGGCTGCCGCATGAGCTGTACTCCGAGGAACTCAAGAAGCGCAAGTTCCGCTTCCAGCTGACGAACACGCAATTCATTCCCGGATCAGATGACATCCAGGCCCGCACGGCCTTGGTCAGGCAGGCGCTCCACATCCGAGGCGACGGCACCACCAAGCTCAAGTTCTTGGAGGGTGCATGCCCCAATCTGATGCGCGAGATCAAGCGATACAGAAAGAAGACCACCACGGTCAACGGTCAGGTCTATGTCACCGACGAACCGCAAACTCGCGGCGAGGTGCATGCGTGTCAGGTTTTAGAGTACCTCTGCGCCAACGAGCCGAGATACCACAAGCCACCCAAGACCTACGGCCCGGCGCCGTGGTGGGTTGATTACCTGGATCGCAAGCGACGAAAGCGGGAGTCCGAAGGCTCTTGCGTGATTCTTGGCCCCCAAGGAAATAAGCGATGAGCGACTACTCAATGCCCGAAACCAAGCTCGGTGATCTCGTCCGGTTCTACGCCCATGAGGGCGCTGATCCGGTGATGGCATTCGTCACGCAGACCTCTGCCAGGACCCTGACCCTCTGGGCTGTTGTTCCTGGTTATGGGGGTGTGGAGAAGACCTCAGTCCACCACCGAGACGATCCCGGCTTGGCTGAATTCGCGGCCTGGAAGGAAACCGGCGTATGGGATGCCCTGCCGGCTGATCCGCGGGTGGCGGTCCTTTCTGAGCGTGTTTCCATGCTGGAAAAGCGGCTGAACGCCGTCGCCCCCAAAAAGGCGTGAAACGGGCAATAGACAGTAGGGAGACGCTGGATGAGCAATGACAACCCGCTTGCGCCGATTGCCAAGGGCTGGCTAAAGCTCATCGGTTTGGCGGAAACCCACAAGAAGCCATTCACGGACGATGCGAAGGAAGCGATGGGCTTCTACGCAAGCGACCCGTCGATGATGTGGGAAAACACCTATGCCATGGGCGAGCGGGGCTACAACCGCGGCATCGACCCTCCCGCGTTTCGGATGACTGTCAACCGCGTGTGGGAGGCCGTCCGCTTGTTCTCGGCGGTCATCCACCATCGCAACCCCAATCGGGTGGTCAGTCCGCGGCAGTTCCCCATCATTGGGCCGCAGCTCTTGGGGATTTTCCCACAGCCCCCGGTTCCCCAAATGGGTCCGCAAGGCCCAGTGATTGGTCCGGACGGCCAGCCGGTAATGATGCCAGACCCCGGCATCATGGCCTACCAGCAAGGCATGCAGCAGCAGCAGTTTGCCTACGAGCGCCGAAAGGTTGTCTCCAAGCTCTTGGAAGACTACCTCAACTACACCCCCAACGAACTGGACCTCAAGCGCCATTCCCGAAAGGTGGTTGAAGAGGCGTTCATTAAGGGTGCCGGCGTGTGGTGGCATGAGCTGTACCAACCGCCCGGGTCGAATGTGAAGATGGCCGGATCGTTCTTCGACTCCATCGACAACCTCGTCTGGGACCCCGATGCCGACGAGTTTGAAGACATCCGCTGGGCGGCTCGCAAGCGTGTGCAGCCCGTGGATGAGGTGGCCGCAAAGTTTGGCCTGTCTGTTGAAGACCTCAAGGGTCACTCAGAGTCGTACACCTCGCGAGTCAACGAAGACCAGCGTGGCTACAAGCAACAGCAGCGAGCCGGCAAAACGGCCGACCTGATTTGCTACTGGGAGATTTACTCCAAGATCGGTTTCGGGGACAGGCTCAAGGACTCCGACAAAGACCTCCGTGGCAAGTTTGAGTCTATGGGACCCAACTGCTACATCGTCGTTGCGGAGGGCGTGGACTTCCCGCTGAACTGCCCGCCCAAGATGCTCCAAGAGGAAGTGGACGAGACTGGCATTCCGCAGCAGTTGTTCGTCAACACTCAGTGGCCCATCCCGTTCTGGGCCGAGCCGGGCGGATGGCCGTTCACGCTTTTGGCTTGGCATGGCAAGCCTGGATACTCCTGGCCCATCTCCTTGATCCGGCCTGGAATTGGGGAATTGCGATTCATTAATTGGGCGATGTCCTTCTTGGCCACCCGCATCGCGGCGTCCAGTCAGGTTCTCATCGGTGTCGCCAAGGCCGCGGACGAGAATCTCAAGAGCAAGCTGCTGGAGAAGGCCGAGGGCGGATTCAAGATCGTTGAGATATCCGAAGGCATCGGCCGGTCGGTCAACGATGTGATCTCGGTTTTTAACCTCCCGGGCGTGACCGAGGACATGTACCGAATCATCGCGGAGGTCACGGCGTTATTCGACCGTCGCGTCGGGTTGACCGAGCTAATTTACGGCATGACCAGAAATCAGTTCCGGTCAGCCGCAGAGGCCAACGTGAAGGCCGAGCAAATCTCGGTGAGGCCTGACGATTACGCAAACACGTTGGAAGACGCTCTGTCGGATGTGGCCAGGAAAGA